CGGTTCCTGGATGGAATCGAAAGTAGAACAGACCAAAGCCAAAGGCGTTGTTGCCAAAGCAAAAGCAGAGGCAGAAGCACAGGTTATGGTTACAGCTGCAACCCATGAAGCTGGCTGGGAAAAGATCATGGCTCAAGCCAGCGACAACAGCTGGAAGGATGAAGCCTGGACAATCTTATTCATTGTTATCATTGCCATGTGTTTCATACCATTTACTCAGCCCTATGTGGATCGTGGATTCGAGGCTCTGTCAAATACCCCTGACTGGTTTCAATGGGCAGTTTATGCTAGTATCGGAGCGTCATTTGGTTTGAGGGGATTGAAAGGATTTAAAAAATGAAACGTCCTGGACTTTGGGCTAATATCCATGCCAAGCGCAAACGGATTGCAGCCGGCAGCGGAGAGAAGATGCGGAAACCTGGGGAACCTGGCGCACCCACTGCATCAGCTCTAAAGAAAAGCGCCAAGAAAAAGATGAGGAAAGCATAATGCCATACGGTAAAGGTACATACGGTTCTAAAGTTGGCCGGCCATCAAAAGCAGATAAGGCAGACCCGAATCTGAAAAAGATGGCCATGATGCGGATGAAAAAAACCAAAGGTAAAAATGCGAAGTAACTTCGAGCAATGCCTGGAGTGGTTACTGAAGCATGAAGGCGGCTTTGTCGATCATCCTGATGATCCAGGTGGCATGACAAACAAGGGGATAACAGCGGCCACATATGGGCGCTGGCTCAATGAAGTGATGGATGTTGATACAGAAATCACAGAAGAATTGATGAGAAACATTCCTGATAACCATGTCGAGGCAATCTATCGTGAGGAATACTGGAACCGTATTGCTGGTGATAAACTGCCTCCTGGTCTTGATTGGTCTATATTTGATTGGGCTGTCAATTCTGGAACTGGCCGAGCTGCGAGAGCCTTACAACGTGAAATAGGCGTAGCAGCTGATGGTGGCATCGGCCCTGTTACGCTTGCAGCTGTCGCAAAAAAAGACACCCTCGAATTAATCGAGGGCATCTATCAAAAGCGCCAGACCTTTTATGAGAAGCTAAGTACCTTCGAGACTTTTGGTGCTGGTTGGACTCGCCGCAACGAGGAAACCAAAGAGCAAGCTATCAGTCTAATATAGTCATCCCGTTCTTTAGACCTTTAGCCCGTTTAATCCAGCCACGGCGCTCGATGGCCATGAGATGCTTTGCAATGGTAGGCATCGACACATCAAACTTTGCAGCTATGTCTTTGTGCATTGGCATTGTGCCGGCATCATCAAAGTGCTGCTTGATGTAATCAAATACCTGTTTCTGCTTTTCTGTCAGATTAAACTTTTCCATTATCTTGATGCTCCTAATCTAGCCAGGTGTTTCTTGTATGATTCGGTGACAATTTCCATGCCGGATTCATCCAGCTGATCGAGGATTGCCTGGTTGTTCTGACGCAGCTGCTTGAGCATTGTCATTCTTTCGCGTGGTGGCAGCTCTTTGCCTGATGCAGTTTTCTCTGCTTGGCTGTAAGTTGTCATCATCTTCAAGAACGCATTGGCAAAATCATCTATGCTGTTGCATGGATCGCCAACATTATTACCTGTTGCGGATACCATCTGATAACTAATGGCTGGTTCCTCGGCCATAGGCGGTTCCTCAACCGGCTCTATGATCTCTGGGGCATCTTCTACCACAATTTCCGCTTCTGGCTGTTCTGGGGCTTTCTGCGGCGCCTCGATTGCATCCAATGGGTTGGCCGGTGGTGTTACGTTTACCGGCTCTGTTGGATAATCCTGGGCTTCTTCTGCCGTGACTACACCCTTGAGCGCATCGGGGAAAGCATCACGCAAGGCAAAGCCTCGCGCCCTCATGGTCAGCATCCGGTCAGGATATTGTGACCAAGGGCCTTGTCTGCCCCATAGCCGCGCCCGTTTTGCATCTTCAACCGAGAAGCTCTTTGTTGTTTCCTCGATTTCTTCCTGATACCGGCGCTTTACTTTGCAGTAGGCGGTGCGCTTGTCGCCTTCACCCTCAACCCATTCAGATACGCCAGCGCAACGCGGATCATTCTTGACCAGGGCAAGCGCTGCATCTCCGTAGACGCTGGGCTTGCCATTGATAACTGCAATGTTCTGCAATGCTTGCAGTGGTTGCAGCCCCAGCTCATAGCCCCATTGCACGGCCACAAGAACATCCTGTGGCTTGCCTTTGTAGTTGGTTGGAACCATGCCGGAGCTGGCCACCATCTTGGAAAATTCCATGGCTTCGCCCATGGTTTGCGGTGCTAGTGTTGGTAACTTGTTCATTTGACCCTCTTTACTGTTACGGTTTTCTGCCGCGCCTCTGATTCTGGAACGGCTGGTTTTAATTCATGGTTACAAGACGGGCAGCACTCAGCTGGCTTTGCCTTGGTTCTGCGGAATGGCCATGCCACATTGTAGGCAATGCCGGTTTTATTATCGACAACGGTAGCTTTTGTATGGTTGCCCATAGCCCCCATCAAATACTGGCCATGCGTGTTTTTCATGTCCTGGTTAATCTTGATTGCTTCATTGGCATCATCAATGGACAATACCGAATCAATCAAATCAGGATCAAGCTCGATAGGTTCTTCAACTGGCTCAGTGTAAAACTGCGCCATTTCTTCTGCGGTCTTTGGCGCTGGGTAAGTACCGTTTGCCATGTGTTGTTCAAACTCTGCCACAGATTCGGTAATCTTTTTAACGGTTGCTTCGTGCCGTTCAAAGATATGGACAGTGATCTTCCGGCCAGCATAGCAAGTAAACAGGATACCAAACTTTGCATCATGGCACATCATACCCGCTTGCAGTTGCAACGGGCCTCGGTGCAATGGTGGATCGTTTGGTTTCTCTGGCACTGTCGTGTACTTGGCTTCGAGAATAACCAAGCCATCCAGCGTAATCTCTCCGTCCTGATTCATAACAGTAATGCCCTGGCCTTCATTGCTGTATATCTTTTTAGGCTTGGGCAAGGTTAGCAATCCATCATCTGAATAATACAGCTCCATTTCTGGATGTTTCTTTGCTGCCGGCTCTCCGTTTTCTGTGTGGTTTATCATCTCATCGAAATGAAACCCCAGCATCGACAGGCCGCGCTTCAAGATAATAGGCTCGACAGCTGTTCCAATGTCTGCCGGCAAGCTATCCAAGGGCGCCGGCTGTATGCCTTTTGCGGCATCCTTTGCCCTATCTATAATCTCATAAGGGCTATCCCATTGGCTATAGCCAAGCCAAGCAGGGATAACGCTGCCCGATAGATGTGTGTTTGGTGATAGTTTAGCCATCCAAAAAGTTCCTTCCTGATTCTGTTATCTGCCATACAATTTCGTTACGCTTGCGGCTGTTCATAACCCGTCTGCCGCTATCTTCGACCAGGCCATATCTTGCCAGCTCGGTGATCCTGGGCTTGACGCTGTAAATCCATTCGCCCAGAATGTTAGTGATTACCTCCCCCGTTGCGCCTGTCTCTCCCTCATCGCGCAACGCACTTAGCACCTTGAGTCTCAGCCCCGTGACTCTTGGTGCTATTTTTTCTGCCGCTTCGCGCTCGGTATCTGGCGCATTGCGGTGGTACATTGTTTTAATATCTACTTCCATAAGTCTGCTCCCATTGCTATTAAACTCCACCAGGTATATGACCGGCTGTTCTCGATTCCGAACATCCAAAGCCAATCAACCCAACCCATAATGAACAAGAATAGAATCCCTGCTCCGATTAAATCGCCTTTTTGCATTGCTGTGCCTCATTAAAAATGTTGTGAATTACCCACCGCTGCTCATGGGTCATTGCCCAAGTACGCTCTTTAAGCTCTGTGATGATCTTGGCAGGAGCAGCGTTGCTGCTCTCTACCGCTTCGATCTCTGCCTGGTTATCAAAGTACCATTTGAGAAACTCTAGCATCTAGTGTCCCCAACCGGCAGCTGTCTCATGCTTTGGCTCACCATCCCAAGGGTAAGCGTATGCATAGCTGGCGATCTTAAAGCCAGTGGTGTTGATCTTCCGCTTGATTGTGTCGCCCCACTTGACCATTGGGTTCGGGTCTGGAACCACCATGTCAACGCCGGTCATGCTGTCCACGCAATTCTTACCGATCTTGACAACCTCAACCGTTGCCGCTGTCCGATCTACAACCTGGTAGAAGTCAATGTTGGTCTGGTCATAACCCCAGCTCGTATAGAAGATATCCCCGACCTTTACCTTGTCCCGCATTTTTGCAAGCCGGTCAGTGTCCCGCTGCTTGGCCTGGGCTTTGTAGTCCTCGGCTGCTTGCACATCGGTAAAGAACTTGGCAACGTATGCCTGGGCTTTTTCCAGAGTCGTAAACCGATAGTGAAAGTCTGGCTTCTGCCGCTTGCCGGCAAACCCCATGACCACATGGTAATCGTTCTTGCCGATCATGTAGCACACCGCAGTGCTTTTCTTGTCAGCGACTCTGACGCCGCCCTTTGGTATATAAAACTCCCGTGTTGGTTTGAATCTAACCATTATTTTACCTCCTTGTTTTCAAAGTAATCAGCTTTCTGCCAAACTTTCTCAGACAGTGAGCAAACCTGATCCCATTCCTCCCACAAATCTGGATGACCTTTCAGCATTTCGGCAGCTTGGGTTATAGCTTTCTCTGCTGCCCACAATTTTTTAGCTACCTTTTTGTTCATTATTTTACCTCCTTGATATTTCCATTGCTGTCATATGGGCAGAGATTCCAATCATGTACGAGACCGTCTATGAAGTATTTGAGGTCATCGACAACATCTTTTTTGGTCATCTGGTTGTACTCTGGTTCACAAACCCAAGTGGTAGTCCCGTAACCAGGGTGAGTCCATGGCAGCTTGAAGGCAAAGTCTATGACGCCACAACTAAAGTCATAGTCTTGGACTTTCTCCCACCGCTTTGCGCCGAGCGCCTTTTTCATTTGTGCTTCTGTGTACATTATTTAACCTCCGCTTCTGTGTATTGCTTACCCTCTACAGGCTTGTCTTGAGCCTCGGCAACGTGCAGCTCGATGTCTGTCTGCCGGTTGCCAACCTCTTGCCGAGCGCCTGGTAAATCGAAAAGATCATTCATTGTTTAGCCTCCTATTAGCCATCAGTCACCCTATACATTATCACCGATATCGGTAGAGTCAACAGTGATATCGCATTTTTTTTATTAACTTTTTTTTTGTGAGGGTATGAATGGCTAAAAAACGGCAGAAATCTGAGGATTTGGTCGGGTTTTACTTACGGGTTCCGGCAGTCTTAAAGAAAAAAATTGATGATCTGGCAGAAAAAAAATCATGCAGCCAGGCGCAAATCGTGGTCGAGATGATCGAGCAAGGCATAAACGATCCGGCAGCTGCGGCGCCGAAAGCAGTTGATGCCTGGTTATCTCGGCAATGACGGATCAGCTACACATTGTCGTGCCTGGTCAGCCGGTAGGCAAAGGGCGCCCAAGGTTCGCCAGGGGCAGAACATACACGCCAGCAAAGACCAAGGTTTATGAGCAGCTGATCGGCATGACAGCGCAGCGCGAAATTGAATCAGTTGGATGGGTTAAGACATCGGCGCCGGTCAAGATGAACATCCTGGCGCAGTTTGAAATACCGAAGTCATGGACAAAGAAAAAGCAGCAAGCAGCGCTCCGTGGTGAGATCACGCCAGGCCGGCCAGACATTGACAACGTGGCCAAGGCAGCGTTGGATGCTCTGAACGGTATCACATACGATGATGATGACCAGGTGTATCAGTTGTCGGTCAAAAAGGTTTACGGCCAGCCATTGCTGGTTATTACGATTGAGCTGGGTTGATGGACAAATACGAACAACACGCTGAGATAGTGATACGGGATTGCTTCAAGGAAGGCTGGGGAGTCTTTCGCATTGCCCGTGATCTAATCGGCCAGGAAGGGAAAGTAACATGGACAATTGGGGAGCTGACCGCAGCCCTGGCGGGAGTATACAGGGATGAAGATCGAGACAATAAGAAACAAAGACCTAAGACAGTACAGCATACTACCAATACGAGCCGTACAAGACCCAGAGATAAACAGAACCGCAGCCCTTGCAGTGTTAGCCGTGATATGCAGCTACACCGATGAGCTGGGCCGGACGTTTGTATCACAAGCCCGTATCGCCAAGGATTTAGGGATCAGCCGGCCAGCCGTGAACAGACAGGTAAAGCGCTTGTTCGATACCGGATACCTGGTCTATGCCAAGAAACAGTACAAAGACCAAAAGACCAATACCATCAAAGTAATCTATGACAAGACCATCAAGAGCGAATCAACAGCACGTTCTAACCTGACAGCCCGTGAACAAATGGAGCTGGCCGAGGCCGAAGCAGGACTGACAGGTGTAACACCAGAAGTTACAGGTGCAAAGGGATCAGGTGTAACATCTGAGGTTACAGGCAGGTGTAACACTAGGGTTAACTTACGTGTAACATCTGAGGTTACACAGAACGAGACACTA